GCATAATGCACTACCAACCTAGGCTCTTGCTGAGAATAGTCAAATACACCCCATCTATGGCCTTCCTCGGGTATAAATAATGACCTAATCATAGGTCCTAGATCCTTGTTTCTTGCAGGAATCTGCTGAAGATTTGGGTTCTGATAAGAGAACCTACCTGTGACGGTGCCTCCTCCTGCATTTCTTAATTGGTTTATCTCTGCGTGGATTCTACCTTTGTGTTCGTATCTAAGAATAGAATCTATAAAAGTTGTGTGTGCTTTGTTTATCTCTCTTGCTTGTGCAATCATTCTTACAACAGGGTGTTCGTGTTCTTGTAAAAAGTTTTTTGTAAAAGATGGTGCATCTGTTTTCTCTGTTCTTTCAAAAGGTATTTTTAAATTTTCAAATACCTGCGCAATACTTCTAGCTGCCCATATCTGTGGATATATATTTGTTTCGCTTTCTATTTTTTTTAATAGATCTTGTTCTTGTTTTATTAGATTACTTTTCATTTGATGTGCACGTTCAGTATCAACACGTACACCTTTAAATCTCATATCAACAAGACAAGGAAACAATTCTGTTTCAAGGTCAAAGATATCTTCTAAGTCTTGATGTAATATTTCTTTTTTCATTTCTTGCCAAAGACCAAGTGTAATTTCTGCGTCTCGTTCTGCATATCCACCGACGTGCATTGCAGGTAACTTGTACATCTCTGCTTTAGGATCGATACCCCAACTCTCTGCAGCCTCTGCTAAAGCTGTTTCATTTTTACCATAGCCAAGATAATGCCACGCTAAACTATTGAGATCATAGCGAAATCTGTTCTCGTCGGTAACCGCTGCTGCTATCATTGTGCAAACAATGTCACCATTTATTTTAAGTCCTAGTCTTCGCAACCAACAAACATCGTAGATTGCATTGTGAAATATTTTTGTAGACTGAGATTCAAGTACGTCTTTTAACCAAAGCATAACTCTTTGTCTGTCCATGTTTCCACCGCCCTCGTGTGCAATAGGAAAGTATCCTTTGTAATGCGATGTAGCTACAGCGATGCCCACAACATCACCTTCGCCTATGACTGACCCTGATCCTTTTTCTTTTAGGTTTGGATCTTTTGTTTCTAAGTCGATTGCTATTTCGTCAACCTGTCTTAAGTCCGGGAACTCAGTAGGTTTGACCCATTCAGTTTGTGCTTCAAACTTTGGTATCTTCATTTGTAATCCCTTTCAATTATCATTTCTATAAAATGTATTGCTTTCAATAGATCTTGTTTCTTTCCTTTGTCCCGATGTCTAATTATATATTTAATAGCACATCCTTCAGGATATAACAATTCATTCTCCACTACAAACTTACTTGGTTGAATTTTATATTTTTGATAATGTGATCCTCCGTGTTGTTTATCCCAAACCTTCGATGTCATAACCTAATCTATCCTCCTTAGCAGCCATTATGTATAAGCTTTGTTTTGTTCTAGTGACTCCCACATACCAAACTCTATGTTCTTCATCTGCTTTCTCAGGACTCTTATCAATTGCTTCACGTATCTTTTCTGTATTATCTAATATCAATAATACATTATCAGCTTCGCCACCTTTAGCTGAATGAATCGTAGATAGTTTTACTCTTGCTTCCTCAGAAAGTTTTTCTTTGTTACTTAACATTTGCCTGATGTATAGAACTTGTTCAGCATCTGCGTTAAATAATTCATACCATGTATCGTTTGCATCAATACCAAACTCTTCACAGTCATAACTTAAATGCTCTTCACCTACAAACTCATGGCCTGTGTAATCAAATATATCTTTTATTTCAGGTGCTGTTAGTTGTGCACCCGATGTCCATCTTGTAAAATCTCTGATTGCTTTCCATAGTTTTGCACTAAAACTTTTTCGTTCTTTGTATTCAAAGTATATACCTCGTTCCATTAGATATGGTTTCATTTTAATTAAACGATAGTTTGTTCTTGCGAGTATCAACCACCTGCCTTGTGTTAAATCAACTTCATCTAAGTCGTAGACCTCTTCACAATGTCCTTCGTTATCTCTAGGCTCCCACACTTTTTCTATTCTAGTTTCTATTTGTGATATGATTGAGTCTGCAACTTGTTGAACTCTGATAGGAACTCGATATGATTTTGGTAAAATTTTTTCTTTTGCAGGTTCATCTTGAAATCTTTTTACATCTGCTCCTGC